TGTTCGAGGATGCGGTCTACTTCCTCTTGAGTGAATACCTTTGAAGGCTCTTGGTTTTGGGTTTGGTCTTCTTGTTGACCATCCATGATTTGATCGCTCATGTTGCGTACCTCTTTCGAGTAGTTAAAAAATCGTTATTTGGATTTCTTCTTTTGTGTAGAAGGAACCCAACCAGTTTTTCGCAGAGTGCCATAGACATAAGCATCGGCACGTTCTTCGCTTAGATGCTTTTTCTTTGCCTCTTTTTTAAGCTCAGATTCTAGCTTCATTAATGCTTTTTTCATGTCAACACTCCGTTTGGAACTTCTTTTTCAGTATAAGGGATTCCGTCTTCAATAGCTTGAAGGATGTTTTCAAATATTTCAAGCGAATCATTGAAGTTCACACCAGTAATGATTGGCTCAACGCCAAACTTCTTGATGTGAAGGTCAATAATGTCTTGTGCTTCTAAGGCTTTCATTTCAACCCCTCTGCGATTAGTTCATCAAATCGCTTTGTCATTTCTGGGAACTTCTGCTTTGCAATATCCCAGAACTCAGTGTTTCTCAGTGCAAACAAGTTGGCAAACACTTCTTTTGGCTTAGAGCCAGCACGTTTGAAATAGGTCTTCCCATGTCCAAAAGTGCCTGACTTGTAGCTTTGGAACTCGCCATTTGTGAGCGCATCAACAATGTCTGAGAAGTTGCCAAGCTCGTCATTCTTGAGTTGCGACTTCTTGATTGTGTAAGTTCCATACTTTGATTGAACTTCGACAGTCTCAAACAGCAAGGTATGCAAGTCTTCCATTGCAACGCCTTTGGCTGGCATCCTATGAAGTCCAAGCGTCTTACGGTCTGTGTCAAAGGCTTTCAAAAATGCTGAGTCAAGCTCACTTATGCCTTGATAGTCCTTGCCAAGCATGAAGTCAACGTGATGCCCGTATTCGTGACGAACGATTGAGCCGCTGCGCTTGCCAACCTCTGCCTCTAAGCGTCTTGAGATTGAGTAATAAGCGCCAGCGCCAACCTTGTCCTCAAGCGTTGAAGGCTTTGGCAGCTTGTTAACCAAGTTGATCTGGTCATCAGACAGCTTGTTCATCTCAGTAATGAACGCCTCTTTTGAGCCAGTGACAACTACTTCCTCGGGAATGACAAAGCTAGGCTTCTCATCGACAGGCGCTTTCTTTGGCTCTGTCTTAACATCAGTCTCTGAGTAATATGGTCGCCAGTGATGGCGGCAGTTGTAGCCACCACGCACAATAAACGGGTTACCAGCAGCCTTGCCAGCCCAGTTGCCAGCCCAAATCTCTTGGATTTCGTCTTCTGTGTAGACCTTGCCAGCGTGTTCACGGCAGAACTCACGCGAATCTTGAATTGTGCTTCCGTAATACTTCCAACGCTCTGCGCCAGTTTCCTTACCAGCGGCAACGTTCACGGATGCGTCAAACTGCATTAGCGAGTCATGCACCATCTGAGTTGCATAGCGTCTCATGTTGTTGCCTAGCTTGTCAGCGGCATAAACAGAGTGCAACTTCTTGATTGCCTCGTCAGCGCCAGCACCACCAGCATTGGCAATGTTTACCAACCTAGCCACTTCAGCTTGATCTGATTGGGCATAAACGCCATTGATCTTCTGACGAACAGCCTTGATTGATTCGTCAATCGGTCTGCCAGTAAGCGTGTTCTGATAAACCTCGTTTGAAAGCTCATTCAGAAACGTTCCAGCAATGTCCTCAAAGCCTTGGAAAGACACACGCTGCAACGAGTTGATAGTTTCAGGCGATAGACCAACAAAGTCTGTGTAGCGTGAAATCATCTTTTCGGCAGAGTCAGCAGCTTTCTTGTAGTCTGTGACGTTCTTGTTTGCCGTGTTGAGGTATTCCTCAGTCATTACCTTGAGAATGTCACGCCTTGCCGCGATTGCCCATTCCAAATCAAACAGTTTGCCGTTTTGCAACGGAGCAGAACCAAGAAGACCAGCAATCTTGTCTTCAAGTGCCGACAGCGCATCAATCATGCGCTTTTCGTGCAAATCGCCCAGTTTTTCTAATATCTGAGCGTGTTCTGTATCAAATGCCATTAGAACTGACCGATAACAACGGTACTTGCGTCAATCTCGTCATAAGCAGTTTGCAACTTTTCGTCATCAAGAACCAAGTCAGCGATTTGCTTATCAACTTCTGATTGCAATGTGCGAGAACGAACACCAGCAGCTTTAACGGATTGCAAGAATTCCAACTCTTTCGGATAGTCACGAATGTCAAAGCTGTCAGGGTAAGAAACCTCAACGTCTGGCGTGACTTCTTGCCACTTGCAGAACAAAGCCCACAACTGCTCCTCAGCCAACTCAAGCAAGTCAGCCTTCTCAGCCAAACGAGCATTAAGCAACTGGAATTCAGTCTGCAAGGCGATGCCAGATGTAGTCACAGCCTCAGTGCCACGAATAGCGCCCATGTGAGCCATGCGGTTAATAGCGTTCACCTTGTCAGTAATAGATGCACGAATTGCGTCTAGGTTGCTGCCGCTTGGCTGGATTTGGTACGGCTTGAGGTTAGGGTCGAGGTCGTCAGGCATATTAACCACAGAACCAGCGCCAGCACTGGCATCTGTGCCAGTAGTCTTGACCAAGGTTGGGTGGTTGCTTATACGAATCAACTGCTCGATCTCTGAGTTCTCTTGGTAAATCGCCTTCTGCATTGTTGAAATGTCAGTCAAGTCGCTGATACCAATGCCACGAATAACAGAACGTTGAGACGGAACAAACACGGCTGGAATCATGCCGAGTGGGTTTTCCATTTCCTCAAGCATCTTTGATTCGCTTTGGTTTGAAACCTGATAAAGACGGATGAAGTCCTTAGTCCACTCGCGGACTGTTTCTTCAGTCTCGTTGTCGCTTTCCTTGATGAGCGATTCACGCACCTTCAAGTAAACCAACTCGTAACGACCAGAAGGCATACGCTCCCACTTCCAATCCAGCACATTCTCAGGTGTGAAAAGGTTAACGTAGGGGCGAATCTCTTGGGCTAGTTCCTCAGCGCGTGTGCCAGCGTTTGACTTTGGTTTGTCCAGCATTACCCAAACGTGACCGTAGACAGAAGCCCAAATCTGAGCTTCCTTCATAAACGCATTGAACGAGCGGCCTTCCATGTCTGCATCATCTAAGAAGTATTGCAGCAGAGGGTTTCCGTCAAGCGAATTGAAGTTGCGAACAGGAGCAACGCGCCACAAGTAACTAGAGTAAATGTGAACGATGTTGCGGCAATGGTTATCAATAGGGGTCAGCTCCAATCGGCGCTGATACTCTTTTTGATCTTCGTTGATGTACTTGGTTAAGTATTCGCCGCCCTTGTATTCCTCGCCGCCCATGTAAGAACGCAAGAAGAATTCCCAACGAGTCACATTGTTTTTGTACTCTTGATGGGTTTGTGTGATTTCATTACTCATTTATGACCACCTAGTAGGCTGCTCAGAGAACTCAATGCGTCTCTTGATCGGCATTTTACGCACGACAAAATAGCCAACCGCATCATTCATGTGGTCAAAACCACTGGATTTATCAGGCTCGCCGTTCTTGTCATACGACTGTTGTTCAAGTCCTAAAGCAATATTAGGGCATTTGTCAACGTTGACATAGTATAAACGCACACCATCATTATCGCAAAGCGCCATATTTACGGCAGCAATCCTATCTTTAACGCGCCCGTTTGCCCTCGGTGCGTTGATCGTGAAGCCAGCGTTTCTCAACAGAATCAGATCGCTTTGGGCTGCGTTTGTTGTGCTGGTGGCAGCTCCGCTTGCGTCAGGGTAGACGATAACTGGGTTGTCTGGGTAACGGCTCTTGATGGCTCTAATCACGGCTGGCGTGTCCTGCCCACCTGAAATCTCATCCACCGCATAAGCCTTGCTGTCTCGCATCACATGAATTGCGGCTGACATATTGTTAACGTTGAAGTCCATGCCAATGTGCAAGGTTTCGTGACTGTTTGCCGTGATTGCTGTCTTGTTGAGCTGCCTGTCGTAGTTCACATAGACAGAACCAGAGGTCAAGTTGACGAACTCGCCTTCGATGTAAGCATTGAGCAGATTGCTTGGGTAAGTCTCCCGTAGCGAATCGACATAGCCTTCTGGCAGATGCGGATTGGAATAGGTTGGGGCTTTGATTAGCTGATAGCTCTCGGTTGGGTTTTTGTGCCACTTCTCGTAAACAAAGCGGAAACCTTCTGGCGTTGTACCTACTGCCACGCTGTTTGGCGTTCCGTCTGGCTTCTTTTGGCGGTTACGGGCAATAATCTTGTTCCAAACGTCATTTGCTTTGGCTGTTGGTAGCGTGTCCAGCTCGTCAACCATCGAATCTCCGACCTCATAGCCAACGATGGCATCGGGGTTTTCCATTGTCCGAAAGATGATTTGTTTGCCACCAACCCTTAAAACGTGTTCCGACCTGTTGAGTTCATACGGAATCCCAAGGTCATCAAATGCCGCCTGAAAGCGAGGGTAGGCAATAGTCCGAACAAGTGGGTAGTTTGGCAAGTAGTAAGCAACATCGCCACCATTGCTGAAGATAAGACGGAGCGTTCTAAGAACCAAGGCGTGTGTCTTACCAGCACCAAAGCCAGCCACCATTGCTGGAAACCTTGAGGTGCTGTTGACTAGCTTAGATTGTGGGCCAGTAGCTTTAGCCCTGATCTTCATCGGCTACGACTTCAAACGATGTGATCGTGTGAGTTGTGTCAATCATTTGCTTGTCAGACTGACCAAGCCATTGCTTGCCGAGCCAAACCAACATTGTTGTATTGCCTTCTTGAGCCGCAGCCCATTGCAATCGTCTTAGGCTTTGTTTGCCATTTGCGCTGTGCTTTTTATAAAAGTCCCGAAAATTCTCATAACCTCGGTCTTTTAGCTTCAAGTCAAGCGTTGATTCTGCTATGTCAAAGATACTACAAATCTCATCTTGAGTGCAGCAAACTTCAACCATTCCTATCATTTTTGCAAAGTCACTATCTGTGATCTCTACTGGTGGTCTACCGACTTTATTAGCTGTCGTCATGCTATCTCCATTGCCTAATACAAAGTAAGCAGATTATAGGCAAAAAAGAAGGCAGCGGGTTGTCTGCCTTTAAGACCTAGAACCATGAACAGAACTAGGCAACCGTGATTTCATTCTAGCTCTTTAGGCCATTTGCCGTTTGCTTTTAGGTTTGCCACAGTCTTTTGATAAGCCATTTGCCAAAGCATCCTGCGCTGTTCTTTGGTTAGTCGAGCGCCTTGGTCTAGTTCCGTGTGACAGGTTTGGCAGAGTGCAGCCGTGAATTCGTCACTCGCCTTGATGCCCCTGCCTTTCCCATGCTCTGCCCAGTTTGAATGAGCCGCTTGAGTTTGTCCTTCGATGTAGCAATTCTGGCAAGGCAAGTCTGCCACGTTCTTTAGGTGCGATTTGCTACGAAAGTAGTTGAATTTAGGAAACATCATACGAATTTGATACCTTGCATCTGGTCTGGAAGCAAACCAGCGACTAAGTTTAGAGCAATCATCTTGCATCAAGAACAATTCTTGAGGCCAGCCTGTCTTTTTCATGCTGGTATTGCCTCAATTTTCCGCATTTTGTTGCCTTTGAACTCTTTTTCAATGTCCTCAAGCGCCAGTTCCAAAGTCCTGACAGAGCAGTTTCTAAGCTGTTCATCGTGCAATTCAACGATGGTTTGAACGGCTTTGAGTTCCTCACCAGTGAATAAGAATGGCTTTCCGCTGACTCCACGTTGAGCCATTTGGTAAATCGCATCCTGAGCTTCTCTGATTTCCTCAAGCCAATCACGACCAAGCTGGCGCTTTGCTAAGGCTTCAGCCATGTTAACCATTGAGATCAAGTTATCCACATGGTGCGTATCGCCTCGACCTTCACGAACCTCGTCAAAGGAAACGTGATTCTTGAGCATTAGCTTAGTTCCTGCGTCTGGCACTTCAGCGACTTTTTTGAAGCCTGAGATAACCCAAGTCAAGGCATCCATGCGAACGCCTTTAGGCTTGTACTTCTTGCGAGGCTTGCTCATTTTTGACCTCTAAGTTTGTCAAACACCCATTGTGCAATGCGTAATATGTGTATTGGGTCGCCACCAATTTTGCTCATACCTTACCCCTTGCTTGCTCAATTAGTTCAAGCGCAATTTGGTACAAGATTGGGTAAGAATCAACGCCTTGCTCATTTGCACCACGTTCATCAAGCACCTTATCAAGCATCTTCATGTTGTCTGTGCGTGTATCTTTGACAATCAAAGCGTCTGTTTCTGCTTCACTTCCATATTCACTCATACTGTTTCCTTCAGTTCAATTCCGTTTTCAGCGCACCAAGCAAGCAAAAATTCAACAAACTCGCTGGCTTGCTCTTTGCTAAATTTGCGTGTTTGAAATCCAAGTTGAATGATTCCAGTTCCATCAAGGTTTGGAATGATTGGAGAGTTCATAAATCCTGTTTCACGCAAGTATTTGTCAACCATCAGCCGTTTCCAGCTTTCAGCATCCCACTTGTGTCCCATGTGCTGCGCTTGCTTGGCAATGTCACCAATGATTGCGTGATACTTTTCCTCTTGCTCACGGCTTTTGCTTGCGTCTTTGACTTCCAGCGTCAGCTTACGCCCTGCCGCCAATGCAGCCTTGACCTTGGGCCAAAGGTTGTGCATCAGCGCAGACGCTTGCTGCTGGTCAATCAGGTCATATCTCATTTGAGCCTGTCGCCAACCAAAGTTGCGTAGCCAGCAATGTCGTGCCAATGGTCGTGATGGCTTGGGTCGCCATTCAATACACGGGCAATCTTGTGGCAAATCATTTCCAAAGCCTCAATCTGGTCTGCATCAAGTTCTTGGAAATCATGCTCCCACAGGACAGCTTTTAACTGCTGGCTAATTTTTGCGTGTGTTGCAAATTCGCCATGTGTCTTTTGACGCTGTTTTAAAGTTTTTTCAATAGTCATTTGATTGCTCCAATAAATTTCAATGCTTCGTCAGGACTCTCTACAACGCCCAAGAAGGCGCTTTTCCATTCCTCATGCCACTTCACTTGGTCTTCAGTTAATTTCCGCTGCGATGGCGGTTTCCTGCCATCCTTGACCTCAATAAGATAGAACGTGCCTTCGTATTTGCAAAGCAAGTCAGGTACGCCTTTCCCAATAGCCGCCAAAGACTGAACTTGAGCGCCAGCCGCCCGTAACGCAATAACCACTGCTTCTTGATTCGCGTCAATTTTTGCCGCCCGTCTCATTTAGCGTCTAACGGCAATGTCACGACAGGCAGAGCAATCAGGCTTTCTTTTGCCCATTCAACGCCAAGGTCGTAAGCGTTGCTCATTGCGGTTACTGTGTTTTCATCGCATCCAACGCCTCGCAGCATTGCAATCATGTCTTCTTTCGTCATGTGTTTAATTCCTTGAGTCTTTTTTCTATGTCGTATATCGCAACCAAGAAATTACCACGCTCCATTGTTTTGACAAACTCTGCATTTTCCAAGTCCGTCAGCCCAACCCATGTGCGCTGTGGTGGGGTGGTGTAGAGAGGCTCCGCATCTTTTTTGCTGCGTTTTGTCCATTCAATCCAACCGCTACCAAAACCCATATCTGTATATAGATACCCGTAGCCATCAAAACTGTGACGAAGGGCCACAGGCTCCTGCTCTGGCTGTGCCAAGGCTTCTTTGACTGCATCACGGGCTATCTGCCACTTCATTAGGCTTATTCGGTCATCCAACGCCTCAAGCGCCAGCTTCAATGCTTCTGTTTGTGTCATAAAGGGCTTTCTGGCAGTTGTGCGCGTTGTTGTTGCGCGTATTCTTTGATTTGCTTGGCTGTCCAAGGAACTGCGCCTGTTGCTGGTGGAAAAGGCCAATTAGTCAATGTCATAACACTGGTCCATTTCAGGCTCTTGTAGCTCTACGCCAGTTCCGCGGCATTTGCGGCAAGCTGCACCGTCATACATACCTTCGCCACATCCACCGCACCAGCTACAAGCCTCGTAATCATCATCTTCATCTTCCATTACGCACTCAATGCAAGAGCAGTGTGTTGTTCCGCAGTTTTGTGGCTTTTTCATTTTTGCTCCTCTGCATCAACAATGCGAATCAAGGCAGCAATCATGTCTTTGGCTTGGTCTTTGGTCAGCGTAACGTGACAACGGGCAGCTTCTACCACCACGTTTAGCCATACACCGCCATCATGTGCATCAACATGAATAAATCGGCGTTTGCGTGTTGTTTCAATGCGTGTTTCGAGTTCCATTACATAGTCTTTCATTTAAGTTCATCAACTCTTTGTCTTACCGTTTCAACCAACCCAACCCAAAGACCTGACGGGTCA